ATTGTAAGTATGCTATTATGCAATTCAATATCAATCTGATCTTCATCAAAACCAGCCACCGCTATCTGGATTGTATAATGGCCTCTAGCTGCCTTTATAATGTTATACGGGGGATATTTTTGTGATATTGGCATTTGCTCATTTGCGCGGCCAAGTAATTTATCAAACCCAATGAAAAATGGGTCAAGTTCTGTCTTTAGATATGTCATCAGTTTTCTCCTTATTAAGCGAGTTTTGTTAGTATGGGCCGTCATATAACCAGCCCGTGATAAAGCAGGAACCCCTAAGGCATTCCTGCAATTATTTATATCAGTTTAGTCTTTTTTGTTGATAAAACCGTAAAGTTCTTGTGCTTTATCCATGATCTCTTTTGGAGAGTACATCGCAGGTTTTACTGCTTGGGTTTGCTTGATAAGTTCCTCAGCAGATTTGCCCCAGTTCTCAGCCATGCTATTGATAGTACTCCAATAAGCATTCGATGTCTCATTGTATTGCTGATCCATCATTTCCTTGGCCATTTTTAGAACTTCAAGGCGTATTTCATATGCATTCTTATTCATTTGTATCACCCTTCATTTTCATACCAAGCTGTTCTACTTTCTGGTCCATTTCCTTAAGCTGTGCTTTGAAGAAATTACCAGTGTATTCGTTTAGTGCTGCTGAATAGGTATTCCAGCCAGTTACCTTTAGATCAATAAAGGCATCCGTGAATTTTTTGTTGTGCTTCATAAGCTGATCAAAATTGTAGATCATTATAGTCTCCTTTGTGTGTGTTTGTGTTGCGGATGAGAAGGCACCCGCGACCTATTCTATTTATGCGACTCCTGTTGAGCCCATGCCGCCATCACGATCAGTCTTTTGCTTTGGCTTTGTCTTGCTTTCGGATAAGGTATATGTCACAGTCTTTTCCAAAATACCTTGTGCGATTCGATCGCCATGATATAGATTGATAGGAGTATCACCCATGTTATATAACATAATATATGTAGGGTCGATATAATCTGAATCGATGATTGCAACATTATTTGCAAGGGCCAGCCCAAACTTTAGAGCCATACTCGAGCGTATATATAGTTTCAATACATGCTTAGACGGTATATCAAAAATTAGCCCAGTAGGTACTAGTGTTCTGAATTGTGGCTGAATCTGAAATGTCATCTTTCCATTGGATGCCATACGAACAGGTAGATTCATTTCTTTATTATGTGGATTAAATGCCTTAATTAGGCTACCTTCGGTTAGACACGCACGAAGATCAAACGCGGCTGATCCTTCAGTTGCAAATGCAGGCAATTCAGCTGCGGGATTATCAATGTAAACTTTCATAGTGTAGTTCCTTTCAACGTTTCTTTCCGATATTATATTTTGACTCTAAAGACCATTCGGCTTTTTCTTTATGAGATAGTATCTTGATTTGGCTTAATGGGGCAATAGGATCTTCAATCCGTGAGGAATCCAGAACCTCTAGTAACTTCCATTCTTCTAATAGATTCACAATTGTATTGCGGCGAGCAATATCATCGTCGGTAAGATTATTTTCCTTACCATCTAGGATGAACAATTCCTTAAAATGCAAAATTGAATATCTGCCCTGTTTGTGCAGAATATGACAGGACTGATATAGCTTTTTGTCTTTTTGGATGCTATACCCACACGAGTTAATGTTTCTTTTATTTTTAGAAAATTATCAGGGGACGGCAATATAATCTCTACACCTACCCCTCTGAATATATCTTGGCCCATTGTATTGATCACCTTTATTTTTATTGTTATAGATCACTTATTTGTTCCACCTTTGGATACCTTGTTATTTATAACTATAAGTTCTTCGGGCGGCAGAACCTTGATATATTGCTTAGCGATCAACCTATTGCACTGATAATATTCTTGAATTGCATCGAGATCACTATCCTTTTCCAATTTGTGCCATTTTGACCTGCGGTCGCGAGCTCTAAGTGAGCCTAGGTAATAATGATATTGAGCACCTTTAAACAAGTGATGCCGCATATTCATTTCGTTTGCATGTAGAACAGTATCACTATGTAAAGCAAAGCCTCTATTTACAATATATGGGTTGTATTGTTTTTCGATTACATCAGGCTGATCATCTGATAAAATTAGGTTTTTCTTATTCTGTGATACGCTATTAATAAAGTCAAAAGGTGTGTACTTAGTAGTAATTCCAACCTCTTCATCGAATTTATCACGTTCAGCCTGTTTAATCTTTGCTTCTTCGATTGCTGCTAGCATATCATATTCGTCGTGGTTCATCATATACTTCCTCTACATTATCTGCCAATTGATTTAGATCCTTGGAACAATCCTCGCAAAGCTGCACATTACCCATTCCATCCGCAGCAGTGTACTGCAAGGTAAATGCCTTCTTTCCATCGACCTTTGTTTTGCAATAAAAACACTTTACAAATACTCGCCGAAAGATACTCATTTAAAACTACATTCAACCATAATGCTTGTAAGGAATGCCATAAGATTAATCTCTGGATCAGCAACAAAAGCATGCTTATATTGATAATCTGCAAGCTCTACCACAAAGCCAGGCATACTTTTTAATTCGATGCGATCTAGTGACTCATCATAGAATTTACGAAATAGCTCGGTTGCATCCTGGTCACTGTTATCGGCAACCCACTTACGCATTTCAGTAAACTTTTTTGCCTTTAGGAACCCAAATAATTCATCTAGGGATTCAGTTTTCTTTGCTGAGAGAATACCCTCATCAATAGTACCAATGGCAGCATATTTCTGAAGTTCATTTAACACGCGCCGAAAATCTGGAAAATACTTTTCGATGATCTTGGCAACTACCTGTGGATCAGCTTCAATGTTTTCATTTTTCAGAATACCCATGACACGCTTGAAGAATTGAGCAGCAAGTTTAGGGCGTTCTGATTTTTCAACCGCAAAATCTACTACAGAGAAACGTGACCCGCGAAGAGGTTCAATGATTCTGTTTTTAAAGTTGCAGGTAAAGATGAAACCGCAATTTTTGCTATAGTCCTCAATGAAGCCACGAAGTGCTGTCTGCGTATTAATAGTAAGATAATCTGCCTCATCAATAATAACATATTTGCGGCCGCCGCTGAATGAAACGGCAGACGCAAAGTTAGAAATTTCAACCCTAAGAGTATCAATACCGCCGCTTAATGAGCCGTTAATCTTTATGTAATCACAGCCAAGTTGATCTAGCATTGCAATAGCGGCAGTAGTTTTACCAGTTCCAGGTGAGCCGGCAAGCAACAAATTAGGTACATTCTTATCGTCGACAAATTTCTGGAAGATATTCTTAGTCTTTTCGGGAAGGATAGTATCGGCGACTACCTGTGGGCGGTAGCGTTGAGCCCACAGGTATTCGTCTTCTTTCATTTTCATAGCAGTCATAATATAAGTTTCCCTTGCAATTTTATTCAGTTACTTCTTCAGTTTTTTCTTCCACTGTTTCCTCGGGTGCGTTTGCTTTGATAAATGCATCAAATTTATCACGAAGTTTACCCACGGAAGTAAGTTCCTCACCCTTAAAGGCACCTCTCTGCGAACAAGCATCAATAATGTTGACGACAATGACAAAATCGTTTAGTGCGATATTTGTAGGTTGGTCAGCCATGCTTAGTTTCCTTTCTTATATGTTGATTTCGATTCGATTGCAATAAAGTATTTAATGCCATTGCCTTCGAATTTGGAAATACCCTTGGAACAAAGAGTGACTTTATAGTCCTGTGGCAATAGCTTTAGGTTTTCAGTCTTAATAACCAACTGGAAGGTATCATCAGTAGCACCGATTTCAATCTCGTGATTATCTGATGTGGGGTTTGCACTATCAACCGCACTGATGTAACAAACACCATCACGACCAACAAACGCAATCTCTGGCAGATTAAGAACACCGGCCGCTTTTAGAACTGATTGGATATCATTCCAACCAACATTAACCTTTACATCCTCAGATGGAACATTAATTTCCTTTTCAGGTGGTACAATTACCATTGAGATATCAGCAAATACATAT